TAATTTCCTGAACCGGATTCCAAATTGTCGGCTCGTGGATTTCCTTCCCTTCAATCCAATCTTTGTCGATGACGCGATAGTCACGGTCGATTGTATCTGTCCAACCTAATTCATGAGCATTCTCACTGTCATAGCCAGATTGAGATACCCAACCATTTTCTTTTGCTAGTTGGGTAATCGTTGCACCGGTTACGATAGTTCCAGCTTCTTCGTTGAAAGTATCCCATTTCTTGAAGCATTCAAACTTCTTATACCGGCTATCATTTTGCGACCAGTTGTCCCAGTCGGATGCCGTGTAACCTTCGTGTTTTAAGGCCATACCTATGTTGACCCAT